CTCCAGCAACCTCAGAGTTAAACTGAGCAAGCCTTAAAACGAAAGCAGTTAATTTTGAGTCGTCAATATCTGCTATTTCAGGCGCTATCTGAATTTTACTTAAATCAATTTCTTGCAACTTTCCCAAAGATGGGGCAAGCTCCGATGTTAATATTTGTAGTTTCTTAAAAGCGTCGTTTCTTAATTGGTTACCCAACTCAGTTTGTGCAATTAATTCGTCTTCAATTTTTAACTCCTTTTCTTTTTCTACGTTTACGGCTTTAGATGTTGCTAGCTTAGCATTTACAACTGAAGCTCCAGCTTCTAACTGTTTTGTAATTTGTGCAGTTAGTTGATTATTTTCTTTATTTATCCTTGTAATCTCTCCTTGTAAAGTTGCCTCTTCAGTCAAAGATTTATTGGCCGAATTAATACTTTTTATTAAAGTATCGTATCTCTGCAAATCTCCTTGAGTTAAAAAACCTTCTTTTTGTCTCTTTTCAATTAATGCATCCAATTGAGCCTGAGCAGCTGAGGTGTCTTGCAATCTTTGAGCTCTCTGCTCTTCTAATTTTGTTTCAATTCTTAATAAATCAATCCCATTTTGAGCAATTTGATTGGTTGCGGCTTGTGCCTTTGCTTTAGCTAATAAATTAGCTGCGACTTTTAAATAAGCGTCTCCAACTTGTCCGTTTAAAATTTGCTCTTTAGTAAGATTGCCAAAATAGTCAGGATAAAGCTTTTGCAACTCATTAACCGCTGCCAATCTTTTATCCGTACTAACTGCCGTATTTGTTGCCTGTAATTCTAGGCTTTTTAAAACTGCAAGTTCCTTTTGTGCTTCTTGCGCTCCTTTTAAAGTAGCCGCAGCAACTCCAGTTAATGTCTCTTGGTATGCCTTTAATGTCTCATCTAAGCTTTTAGCGTCCTCTTCAGATTTAAAGAATCCTTTTTGTTGTAAAATAGTAAATGCCGTTGTAAGCAAAGAAATACCTAAAATTAAGGCGTTTCCTGAGCTAAATATTGAGGCAAAAGACTGTTTTAAAGCCGCGCTTGTTGAGCCAGTAGTATTCTTTAAAGTTTGAAAAGATTGCGCTAGCTGAGTAATGTTGTTACCAATACCAATAATTCCAAAAGGAGCATCTTGTACAATTCGAGCAAAGTCTATACCAACGGAATTATAACCTTGAGTTGCCTGGGTTAGCTTTTGAACTTGTGGCGCCGTTGTTTGTGCCGCTTTCCCTAACTTGTCAAGTTGACTTGTTGCAGTATTTACGCCATTGGTTAAACCAACTACGTTTGCCCCAATCTCAACCTCTATTCTTGGATTTGCCATTTCTTTCTAGTTTACTTGCAATTTCCAACAATTTCTTTGCTTTCGCAAAGTCTTGCGGTGTTGACTCTAAATGCTTTGCCGTCTTATCCCAAGGCAATGGCCAAAGCTTTGTTGGTTCCAGGTTAGCTCCTTTTTTTAAATGAGGATGTAAACCAATTACCGCTTGAACTCTCATTGCCTCAATCATGTCTTTTTGGTCAATCTCGTGGCCTTTTATTAATGCCTTTAACTCTTTACGGCTTAAACAAAAAAGCTGCTCATAAGGGACTTTTGTCCGTCCTACGAGCAGCATTAAATTTTCTCGAGCGGAATAATCTTCGCTCTCGTCTTCATTTATGTTTTTTTTTCTTGGCTTTCACCAATGCCCAACTCTAAAAGCAAGTCGGCCAAAACATCGTTAAACAACTTCATTACATCCTTTCCCTCAATCCAAACTTTTAACTCATCCAAAGCAACTGGATTTGATGATTTACGCAAGCAAGCAACTTTGTGGCATTCATGTAATAAAGCGTAAATATAATCTAGTTTAGGGATTGCGTTGCCAGTAAATGCCTCTGCAATTCCTAATCCTGTAAAATCCTCAAAGTTTGCCAATGACCCAAGATTTGGGTAAAAGAAAATCTCCCCTTCTTTAAAAGGAGCTGAATGGTACTTAGCCATATATTTTGATTAGGTTGGTATAACGCTAATAACAGGAGCGCCAGCAAAGTCGAAAGTTCCTGAGAATGAAACTTGAGAGTTTCTTTCAGCAGTAATCTCAATTGAGTTTAATTGAGCGTCAACTGTAATGATTTTGTCACCTGACTCAGTACCACCAAAAACCAACTCAAATACTTTTCCGATGTCTTCCATCAAGTCAAAAGCTGAGAGGTTGGATGCTCCAGTAGATGCAAAATCTAGGTCTCCTGAGAAAGAGAAAGAGCCTGACTTGTCGCCGCCTTCTAGTCTTACACCATAATCGCCCGTGCAATCGTTTCTAACGGTTACGGACTCATTGGAAATTGAAACAGACGCGGAGGTTTTACAAACGACTGGAAGATTGTTCCACTCGAAAGTAAAGAAATTGCCTAATTGATATGTTGCCATTGCTTATTCGTTTTAACAAATATACATAAATTTTTATTTACTAAGATACTTGGAAAATATCCAAGGTGTAGGATAATATTTTTTGGTAAGCTATTTGGCTTGAGCCTTGCTCTATTTGAGTCCTACTAAAGTTTTTTCGAATATCTAAAACTTGCAAATCTCCTGGCAATGTCAAATAATCCAAGGTCATTTTTAATTGAATTGCATTGGAAATATTTTCCGAAAGCTTTTTACCTCCATTGCCTTGCGCAAACTTTGTTACAATGTTAATTTGAAACGTTGCGTTTTGTCTAATTGAGCAATCGTTATTTGTTGTTTCGGCCTCGTTTTGGTCTGTTATAAGCACATAAGCCGCCGAGCCTTGGTAGTTAGCTGGGTTAATGCCAGGCGGTAATTCAGTATCGTAAACGGGCAAAGTCACTCCGCTAAGAGTCAAAGGCGAAATCGCTGCAATTACCGCAATTCGAATGTCTGTGGCTATTTCTCTCATCCTAAATCTTTGTTTATTTCTGCTTCAATATTATCAACTAAATTAGCGGTATTCCTAAAGAAAGCTGGCATTAAATAAGGGCGGCCAATAATTCGGCCTTGACCGTTTCTGTAAAATCGCCTGGCAATATCTCTAACTTCTTGCGTGTATTGTGGATTGCTCAAAATCTCTCTTGCACTTAATCCAGTTCCAAATTCTAACCAAGCCTCAATCTCAAATACTGGGTCTCCAGATTGTACGCCAACTCTCCAATTTAACCCTCCCTCTTCAACTACTTTGTCAATCCTTTGCTTAATATTTAGCGGCTGGCCTTCCCAACTGCTAGGGGCGTTTCTAATTGCCTCAATCTCAATATCAGTTGCCGTGCTTGCCAAAATATCTTTTACCGCCTCAATTACAATATCGCTTTGCTTGTCCAGGTCTTTTAAAGCGGCGTCTAATCCTTTTACCGTAACCGCCATTACACTCCAACCATATTAATAATGTACTCTTTGTGTTGCCTTTGCTCGTCTAATTGAACGCCAGTAATTTTGTAATACCTGGTTCTGTAATAGACTTGGTAAAGTTCGCTAGGAATAAAAGAAACTCGATATTGAATTGCAATTTGGTAAGTATTCGGCAAAACCATTTCGCCAGCTTCTAAAGCGTTTCCGCCTCTAGTTTGGTTAACAGAGGCAAAGGTTGATAAAACGGTTGAGGGAGTCACGGTTGTGCCGCCAGCGCCGTCGCTTATAGCCTGAAAGGAGACAAAGTCAACTTTTTGGTCGTACTTTCCAAAGTTTATCATACGAATAAATCTGCTCTATATTTTAACTCAGTTGAAATGCTAGCCTTTTGGGCGTATTGCTCTTGTACTGTAATCAAGTTTTGTCTAAAGGCAAAATCCGTTGCAATTCTTTTAAGCATCGCAACGTGCAAATCTTGAGGTAAAGGATTTAAAGCATTAAAGCCAGCGGTATAAGTATAGTTTCTTACTTCTGTCAAATCGGTCGTTACATCGGCAACCCAAGGCCCAAATGGGTAAATCCTTTCAGCTCTTTTGTTATCTGTAACAATTACGTTTCTCTCAACATAAAGCATTCCACTAGCTTTCTCAGATTCAATCCTAGCAGCTGGAATTAGTTCGTTAGTAATTAATGTGTCCCAATCTGAGAAATCAATTTGCATCCAGGCCTTAGCCTCTGCCAAAGTAATTGGCTCAGTCGCAACCGAAAAGGAATATCTAATGTCCAAAGGTTTTTCCGTGCTCATTTTGTTTTTATTTCTTGTTTGTCAACTTTTATCCAAATCGCCAAGCCTTTGTCGACCAAATATGTGTCGTAGGTCTTGCCTACGGTCAATATTTCGCCTTTTCGAAAGGGTTCCAGGTCAATTAATAATTTTATCATAAAGATACTATTTATTTCATTAAATGTTTTTTCTCATTCCATGGCTCAAAATCAGTCCAAGGTCGATAACTATGGAAAACGTAAAGCGAACGGATTAAACCAACCTTTAAGCCAAGCTCTTTAACTCTCATGGAAAACAATGAATCAAAAGCCAAGCTATTTTCAACAAACTTAATTTTCTTCCATGTCTTGTACTGAAATGCCATAAAAAACCCAGCAATGTACTCGCTAATTTCTTGCACCCCACCCCCCCCGTATGACATAGCGATATTGTAATGATTTCTAATGTTTAAATCGTTGCTAAAGGCTTTACCGTGCAATTGGTGCTTTGACCTTAGCCGATTGGTATAACATCCAACCAAGCCAAATTTGTCTCCATCTAAAGCCAAAGCATCGTGTATTCTTTTGCCCCAGTCAGGTGTCAGATACAAAATATCTCCGTCTTGCATTACAATCCAATCCTCGTCGTTTGCATTTAATCTGGCCAAATATTCATTGTAGGCTTTGCCAATGTCTTTCTCTAAACTAAAAGGATTTGAGTAAAATATTCTCATTTGTAGTTTACAAATTCAGGATGTTTTGAGAACTCTTCGTAAAGCTTTAAATTTATTTTACCGCTTTGTCTTCTTTCATTAATTGATAAAGACGAATCGACGGCAAAACGCCAATCTAAAACATCAAATAAATCAAGACTATTTTTTACATCCATAAAGGGTTTAGGAGTTAATCCTAAGTCATGTATTCTTTGACTGTATTCGACGTGTTCAAATCCCCACAAGCCAAATTGAGGTCTCATTCCGCCAGCTACTTTGAGACATATATTTTTTAAATAAAGCATACATCCATTAGGAGCGGTATATGTCATTAATCCTTTATCTTCGCCATTAAATCTAATTGAGGGACTATAAATAATGTTGTTGCTTTTTTTGTCAAAGGTCAAGCACAAATGGTTAGCTCCAGAATTCATGTAAGGCTCAAACCAATCATGTGTTTTTGGTCTTACATCGTCGTCACAAAGAAAAATATGGTCATATTTTTCCGCTAATTCTAAACACTTGTTTTTAGCTTTAGCTATTCCAACATTTTGCTCAAACCTATAATTAGATTTAACAGGAGTTTTGGATGCATCGTCAACCACAAAAATTGTAGCATTGCTTGGCAAATATTTTCCCCATTCGTCCAATGTTTCTTCAAATACTTCTTTCCTATTGTGAGTTGTTAAACAGACTGCAATTGTTTCCATTCTAAGAATTTTGGATGTTCTGAAAATAAAGTTTGATTATATTTTTTATTGAA